CATCCATTGCTGGCTGATCCTTGAAAAGTTTTGCAGGCTGCTTACTGAGCCACACTGCAATCTTCTTCTTGGAAGCACCCCAATTTTTTGGAGTGACACCAGCCAGAATCTGGTTCAGTTCAAGTTTTGCGTCTTGCGCCAACCGTGGTGAAAGGCAAACGGCTATTGCTCCCTTCGCCATGGCTGCTTTTCTACTTAGCAGTAATTTACGATTCATAGTAAAGTTCTCCTTACCATTATTGCCTTCACCTGAATTTTTGAATGGAGCAGATGTATCTCCATCTAACAAAGAAGAATCCAATCCCAGTGCACGTAATGCTGCGTCTGGTGTCTTGTATTTTTCTTTAAGAGCCTTTATTAACTTACTCATTTTTTACCCCTCGCATCGGTATAATTACTGTATGAAAAATACTGCAAAACAATTTTATATTTATGTTCACTGTCGGCCAGATGGTGAACCTTTCTATGTTGGTAAAGGCCACAGCACGACTAGATCACGTGGTCGTGCTTATGACTTAGCTCCTTCACATAGAAAAAATCCACATCATAAGAATGTGGTTGCCAAACATGGTAAAGAAAAAATCTTGATCTATACACACAACTGTGAATCTGAACAGCAAGCACATGAGCATGAAGTGTGGATGATTGCTTATTTTGGTCGTAAAAATTTAGTTAATGGTACTGATGGTGGTGAAGGAGTCTCTGGCTTAAAACATACACCTCACACACCTGAATTTCGCAAAGCACTTGCTGAACGAAATCGTGGAAATCAGTATGGACTTGGTAACAAAAATGCTATTGGTAACAAACGTACTTACTCATCTAAAGAACGAGCAGGAAGATCAGCACGTATGATTGGCAATCAATACAGCTTTAACCGCAAACACACACCCGAAGAACTTGCAGCAATGTCAAAGGGTATTAGTGAAGCATGGACACCGAAACGCCGTACAGCACAAGCTGAGAGAATGCGTGGCAATAAATACAGTGTTAAAAATTAAGTAAAGCTGTTTCCAATCTATGCCACTGTATATTTTCCAGTGAATCCCCAACAAGGACATCATCACCAACACGTCCTTCCATTACAAGAGCTACATGATTGAATTTTATTGAACGCATAATTCCATCATACTGAGTGCCTTCAAAAATGCCGGGAGTTAAATCACATACATAATAATAACCAGCACTCAGTTCCTTCTGTGTGTCATCTTCAATGCCCTCAATTGCGTCAGCATCCCAAACTACCAGTGAATTGTCTGTGTAAGGATCGTTCCATCTTGCGGAATCACCAGTTGATCCTACGATCAAATCTTTTTTCTGATCATCAGGTTTGACTGGTCTATGTTTTATAAGCAACTGCAAATTATTTAGGGTGCTAACAGCTTTTGCCAATTCATCGGGATCACGCAACAACTGATAAACCTGTTTAGGTTTAAGTCCAAGTTCTTCTGCATTTGGTATTTCACTGCCCAAATATGGTGATACATTGGCTTTTGAAATATGCGCTACTGCAATATGCAGAAAACCATTTGCGTCATATGACCTCACAGAGGCTTTATCAAAAGCAAGGGGCATGTAGTTACCCACATACCCCTTATCTCTTGCTTGACTTGAAACTGTGTTAAGCATGATTCATTGCCTTTCTTGTTAGTGCTTCAATACGTTTGTGTTTGTTTTGACGTTCTACTCTTTGCCTTCTCTCTTCCTTGCGTATTTCACACTCACTCCTGTGAAGCAAATCATCTGCAATGTCATTTGGATTTCTGTACATCCATGCAGGAAGTATTTTTGGGAACTTGAGCATGTTTTTCCTTAATTAAAATTAAACAGAGCAACGTGCTGCTGCTCTGTTTAATTTTAATTATTTGTGACGAGCAACAAGTGCTGCAACTTCATTCACGAAATGCCAGCCTTTTGTTTCGGCCAGTTCCATGATCTGGTCACACAGTTCTTTTGCTGCTGTGATTTCAGTACGAGCTTTAGCTTTCTTTTCTTTCTCTGCTGCTGATGCAGGTGGTTGTGTTTCAGTAGAATCTTTTTCAGTGTTTTCCGTTTCACCTACTGCTGGTTTGACTGCTTTTGCCTTTGCCATTTCAACTACTCCTGTCTAGTTTAAAAAGTACTACTACAGCCTGCCAAGTTCTGGAACAACTGAACGTGACACACATCTGCAATTTATTAACTCTCCGGGGTAAACCCAGTCACCTTTTCCCTTACCGTGAGCGTCTGGATCAAACCAACCTTTGTCTATGTTGTACAGCTTTCCATCATTGGCCAGATGTGTTGGTCTTGGTGTCTTGCCAGCATGACTGTGTAACCACTTGGCCTGTTTGATACCAACTTCATTTTGTCTGACTCTCACTATAGCTGCTGTGGCCTTGTTGTTCTGGTCCCTAGCAATAAGACGTGATCTTTTCTTGGTCATCCCATATGCAGCTTCCAGTTGCTTCGCCAGACCACCTACATCACGTCCCTGCTGTACCGACCTCATCACCATACCTTCAATCTGTTTCAGGTGCGTCTGTGTCATGTTAGTGATCAAGGCTACGTTTGCTTTTATGGTTGCCTGTAACACATCCTGTTCTGCTGGTGTGATCTTGAACTTGATTGCAAAGCCAGCAACTTTCAGTATGTTCTCCAGTGTCTGGTTTGCATGCTGTGTGGATTTGTTTGCAAAGTACTCTGCCAGTTGTTTTGCAGCTATGTTGAAATGCCTGTTCCAGTACTTGTTGAGCTTGTTGATGATTCTCTGTAACTGAATTGCACTGTTTGCATCCAGTGCCATTACACTCACTGTGGCAGGTGTGTTTGCCTTGTAACCGGCAAGCACCCACCACATGATTGATTTGTGCATGGCAAGGATCAGTGTATTCAACTTGCGTGTGTATTCCAGTTCAAGTCCGATGTTTGGATGTACTGGTGGTAAAACTTTTTGTGCCAGCATTACCATGTCTCTTTTATTTAGTCGAAAAAAAAGACCAGTCGTAACTGGTCTTACACTTGTTGCTCATCTTGATTTTAAGGATCAAGCATGGCAACGTTCTGAGCTATTCTCATTTCTTCCTGTTTCTCTGGAGGATCATTGGGATTGATAGGATACTTTTTCTTGATCAGTTCCCACTCAGCCTGACGTTCTGCATCAGCCTGAGATTGTCCTGCCAGTACATCCTTTTCATTTCTGCTCATCATCGTCACCTGTTTCCTGCTTGCTCTCGCTCATATTGCTTGAGGTGTCGCTGGAGTTGTCCTGTGGTTTCGGCGCGAACAGAATTGATCCACTTACGAAGGGGTGTTCTGGACAATCCTCTTCCAGATTGATCTTGCCTACTAAAGCCATAGTTGTCATCTCCTTTCTCTGGCCACGACACGTTCAATGTGTCATGCCCAACCTCAAACTTATCATTCAGTGCTTTGTTCACACGTGTTGCCAAATTCTCTTCAGTGTCTTTGTCCACCAGTATGATCATGCGTCCTGCGTCTGTTGTGTGGCCATTGATCAGTGGGTTGCCCCTAACATCAAGTACACTGGCCCGAAGTGTATTATACATAGATTGAACATCTTTGTAACCTATGTTCTTTGGCACCTTCACTATCACAGCACCCATCTCAGTGCTGCCAGTGAATGGCTTCTTGGCCACACGCATCATGCTATCTTGCGACAAAATTGCACCTAGTGAACGTGTGAGTAAATCAGCCTGTTCATCACTTGTTCCTTTGCCCAGTACCAGTGACACACTTGGATTTGTGTCGGCACCATAACCACCATACTGCATGTGCACTTTGCCTTCAGCACCAGTCTTCTTCAGCACTTCAGGCAACACATCATTCAGCACTTCTATACTGATCTTGGTACGTGTCTGTGGATCAACCTTATTCCACCGTGCAGATAAATCAGAGTGCACACGTGTTACACCACCATTGATGCCCTTCTCAATCCTCTCACTGTGTGGGTCAGGTGCAACCTCAAACAACACTGTGCGTTTCGTACTAGCAGTCACTGGCCGTTTTTGCAGCTTTGGTTTGGAGCCACCAGTACCCTTGGCAAACTCACCGGCATTCTCTGGCTGTCCACGCGGGTGTTGTGATTCATTCCAGTCATCACCAGCAAGTCTGTCTTTCGATGACCTCTCCAGCTTCATCTTGTCATTGTTGCTGTATGTCTCAAACTCATCCACCAGTTTTTCATAGTCAGGCAGTGCTGCACCAAAATTCTTGTGTGCAAGATTCAACATGGCTGGATCAACATACCGGCCAGTGTTCTCATATCTCATCATGGCACGTTTCAATGCAAGTTTAGGATCAACCACTACATTGAACATTTTTACTGTGTAGCCTGCATCCTTGAACTCTTGAATACGTTTGATGCCTTTGTCATGGTCGGACATCGTGACATCAAACACAATATCGTAGTGACCTTCCTTTGCAGCTTTCAGTATGTCTTTGGACAGTGCACTGCTGTCTTCATGCACGATAGCAGACGCACGATAGTCACCGGCTGCAAACACTTGCTTGTAACGTTTCATTGATGTCTTGATTCCGTCTGGATCAATCATCACTGCACCGTCATTACGTGTCGGCACTTTGCCTTCTTCCTGCAACATGTGCAGCAAGTAGCCCTTCCCTGCACCACTGCCACCACCCATTACATACAACACAGGCTTCCTGCCAGTCACTGGCTTTGCATTTGCAAATGCATGCAGTGCTATTGATACACGCTCACTCTGTGCTTCTTTGCTGTGATCACTGCGTGACTCAACCAACAGTGGTGAATTGTCTGGCAGTGTTTTCTTAGGGGTAGTGGAGAAGTGTTGCTCAGTGTTTGCTCCACCAAAATGAGAATCCATCTTTGTCTTTGCTTCTGCAAGTGATCTGAAATCACCAAGTGGTTTTCCACCAACATAAGCTGTATGCAATCCAGAGTACTTGCTTTCAGTACCGTGTGACACAATCTTTCCAGATTTACCATCAGGTGATTTGTGTTCTGGATATTTAATTGCAGTTGTCTGAGCACTACCACCACTTGCTTTTGCAAACTCACCTTTGTTCTCAGGTTGACCTCTTGGGTGGTCTGCTTCATTCCACGCATCACCAACTGCTTTACCTTTTGGCAGACGCACCATGTGGTCATGGTTGCCACGTTGCTTCTGTTCAACAAAACCATGTCTGCTGTACCAGCGAAGCAACTGTGACTTGCTCATTGCCGTGTCTTGATTCTCAACATAGTGAGGCATTGGTGCAGCTTCAAGATCAAGCGTCACACCATGCTTGTCGGCAAGCTCACACACTGTGTCCAGTGCCTTGCTTGCATGTCCGTGACCTTGTTCCAGTGAGCGAATAAAACTGATGTGCACATTACCTTCGCTGGTTGGTTTCAGTTCCACACCGGCCTTGCCAATAATCACTTCAGTATCATCCAGTGGATTGCGGAATCCAGCTTTCAGGAAGTCACTGAAGAAAGGTTTCAATTGCTTGTCACGTTGTACTGGATCAACTTTCTTACCACTGAGCTTCAATACGTTACGTTCTGGTGCAGCTTCAACTGGCTTCGATGCAGCAACAGCTTTGTGTAATTCCTTGAACAACTCTTCTTTGTCATCAGTGGTTGTTCCAATCAGTTTCGTATCTGGATCATCCAGACGCTGGTAGGCATAAACAAACTTGCTTTCATCATCTGGCTCATCAGGGTCTTCCTGTTTCGTGATCCCAAAATGAACACCGTCTATGTTGGCAACATATTCTTGGCTATCATGCAAACTGAATGTGTTGCTGTCATTCACACGTTTCAGTTTGTCTGCTGATTTTGGTGCCAGCTTACGTGCCTCATGTAATTCATAGCCAGCCCTACCACCAGCCTTGTGAATGTCATCCCAGTCATAATTATCAATTACATCCTGTGGCAGTGATGCAAAGTGTGTTGCAGCTTCATGTATCTTGCTGCTGCCTGCACTGCTTGTGAATTGGCCAGCATTGTCTGGTTGTCCACGTGGATGATCACTCTCATTGAATTCGGCATCCTGTGCCTGTGTTACTGGCAGTGCATTGAAGGTAGCTGCAACGATCCCACCAAACTGTGGGTTGTTTACCCAGTAACCTTCATAGCCTGCATCCTTGATTGCTTTCTCATACACATTGATTGCATTCTGCTCATTGGCATTGCCATAGTCCAGATTCTTCTTGATGTGGTCTGGATCATGTGCAAGATCATACAGCTTGCTTGCCGGTAACTTGCTGGTGTACTTGATCCTGCCAAGTCCAGCTTCTTTCCTGTGTGGTCCAACATAGTGGAATGAACGTGATACCCAGTTGTGTGGATCAGACTGCATACGTGCAGACTCAGCACCACGCAATCCACTGCCATACATGTGTGGATTCAGTGCAGTGATGTTTGGTGTGCGCGAGTAGTGAGTCAGTTCAACATTACCACTCGCATCTACTGGCAATCCGCTTGACGTACTTGCCAAGTTTTTTCTTCCACTGGCTTCACCTGTCCCTTTCGCAAACTCACCGTCTTCTTTGTTGTGGTTAGGGTTGAAGTCCATTGCAATGTCGTGCGCTTGGTCTGAGTTTCCAAATAACTCATCCATATACTCAGACATTGGTTTACTACGCCAATCATCAAGAATAAGCTCTCGATCCCATCTTCCAGTTAAACCTTCAGACCTGTTGAAATTACGTGCTGGTGTTTCTGGAAGTTCATGGTCTGATATTCTCCACAACAAACCATTAGGCATTTTAAGATATTGAGAACCTCCTGTACGCCGACTTTTTGAAGACACATAATCAAACTTAGCACCACGTTTAACAGCCTCTCTACTGATAGCTTCAAGTACTGCTGCCTGCCCAGCTTTATTCACATCTTCGCTTCTGAAAACTTCTCTAGGTGACTTAGCGCCATTACTACTTATTTCAAAATCAACAGAAGACTTTAGTTTCTCAAGTAGATTTTTATGCAAATACTGCTGCATTCCTTCTGGTAACATACTTCCATAAACATTGTTTTGTGTAGACTCTAACTGCTTCTGAGATTCTTCTCGTTTCTGTTTATCAGCTTGTCTCCAAGTCTCACGTTGTTGTTTTTCTTCTGTGGAAGCTTCTGGTATATCTAATGATTTTTTAAGAACCATCTTGGCTCTTTCAACATCATCAGCTTTGTTAAAAGTGTTGATTTCATTTTCAGTAAATGAAATATCCCCCTTATACAGAGGCTCATAATCGAAGGTCTGTTGAAGCCCTTTTATCACCAAGCTTGTCTTGTAAGAACCATCACCTTGTTTTACTGGTTTTATAAAAAATGCTTCCTCATTCCCATACTGAGCATAGTAAGTTTTACCAGAACCACTTTTAGCTACTGTTGGCGTTCCAGTGTAGTTTTTAATAGCATCACCCCGTTCTTTCTGAGTGAATTTACCACCATCATCACGGGGATGTTCTTCTTCTACAAATTCTGCTGAATCATGTGCACCGGCAACTGGTTTGCTTTGTACTGGCTTGTTGCCTTTCTCAGCAGCTTGATTGCCTTGTGGTACTGCACCACCAGTTGCAGCAGGTGCGTCTGGCTTGTCTGTGCCACCTTCTGCGTCTTGGTGATCCATTGGATTACCATTCTCATCAGTTTCCTGTCCGGGCTGCTGTGGAGGCTCTGGCAATGCTTCTTCAGACAGATCAAGTGCAGCATATGGACTTTCTTCATCACTGGCCAGACGTGTACGTGCTTCCAGTGGTGAAATCACACCGGCATTGATATATGCAATGTCTGTGTCACCTTCTGTCTTACGCTGTGTAGCAATCTCAGCAGGGTCCATGGCTTCCAGTGGTTCAAAGACAAAACCAATCTCTGGATCAACCACACCATACAAACTCAGTTGTATGAAATTAAGTATCTTGGAAAGATTTTCTGTGAAGTAGGCTACTTGCTGTGCTTCTACCTTGTTGTAGAAAACACTGACTTCATATTCGGATGTGGCATTCAAACCACTGGGTGATATTCCAGTGAGTTTAACCAGTGGAATTTGGGATGGACTGCTCATGTGTTCCTGTGACTGTGCCTGCAAGTGGTCCAGTCCAGACAATGGCATTGATACGTTTGTCAGTTCTTCACTGTTCTTGTCGGCAAGCATAAGTCCACGATTGTCACGTGTGACATTGAAGAACTCTGCACGATCTACCAGATCAGTTGCTGCACCTTCGTCCATCAGTGCGGCCATGTCTGTCAACAGTACCATGATGCTGTAGTTGCTGATTGCATCACTGACTGACTGGCGTGTGCGTAGCCAGTTGTCAATATATGGCTTCGTCATCTGGCTCAGTGACAATCCACCAAAACTGTATGCAGGTTTCAACAGGTCCGGCATTGGCCTGCCAATGAAAGTAAGCAGACGTGTAGTGTGTATTTCCTGTCCCATCACAAACCAAGTGGATGGTTTGAAGAAGTCTGCCTTCAGTGGATCATTTGCATTGTATGAATTCGGATAGGTCCACACAGGTTCGATCACACGCAAACTCTTCAGTGAATTCTTTTTCACTTTGGCTTTGCTCAACCTGCTGGTTGCGGCACCGTCACCAATGGGTGATTTCAGTTCGTCACGATCCTTGCTGTCTACACCAAGATCAATGTAAATCTGTGCGCGACCAAACAGGCCATCCAGTTCTGTGCACTTGCGGAAACAGTCTTGCACTTTCAGACGTTTCATTTCAGCTTCAATTTCCTTGAGCTTGTCTTCCTTGTCTTCAATGTCAGAACTGCCAGTGGATACCAGACGCACCCACTTGCGTGTCATTTCCTGTGCCCATGTTTCACTGATGATTCTGTACTCAGGCCGTTGTGACAATTCTGCCAGATACGGATAGCCAAGGAATGCCTGTCCTTCTGCGAACAGTGCATTCTGCATGGCCCAACCACTGTAACCATCTGGAGCTTCGTCCATGGCCATAAGAACACTCTCTGGCACTACACCGGGAGGTGGTTTCGGTATGCTCCAAGTCTTGGTCTTGTCCATTACTGGGAAACTGTTTGACTCTTGCTTCAGACGTGCAATAGCCCGTTTCATGGCCATACGATGTTGCTGTGCAAGCTCACGTGCAGATGGCATTTGTTGTAATGCTTTTGAGTTGAGTGTTTTACGTTGCATTACTCACTGTCCTTGAAAGAATTTTTAGATACAAGTGATGCTTCCACTCGCATATCAACTTCTAGGAATGCTTCTTCAACCTTCATCACATCATTCATATGCACGATGCACAAATAAGATGTGGGTGTTTCACCATCACGTGTTGCAACCATGGTCGTGATCTTTCCAGACTCAACACTATTGATCAAGTCCCTCACATGTTTGCCCTTGATAATCATTTGCCAGTCACCTGTATGGATTTCTCTACATGTGTTGCCTTCAACTCATTGGCATAAACCCACTCACTGAAACGCCGGTCTTCAGACCAGTAGACAACTCGATACTGAATTCCATCCAGCATGTACATGATGCCATCAATGCGCCCTGTCTTGCTGATAGGCACAATGTTCACTGTCTGGCCAAGTGAGAATCCAAAATCAACTTGTTCACTCACTATCTTCTCCTTTGCATCATTCTCTGCATCATTGCACCACTGATTTTTACCGTGTGTGCTTTGTGTGGAGCATTACGCATCATCACACTGTCTGCCAAGTTAGGTGACTTCGCACCTTCAGGTACTTTGTCTATCAGCATCTTGCCTGCACCATCCTGTGTGTAGACTGGCTGTGACAATTCAATTACCAGACGATCCCTGTTTCTGCATGTTGGCGATATGGAAATGATCTTGCTGGGATCACACGGTTTGCCTTCAACTACCCATCTGTATGTGTTGCGGAAACGTGTACGCAATCCAAACCATGCCTGTGCCTTCAGGTTCTTGAAATAATCAAGGTTGGTCCTGTTGGTTCCTTCAACAAGTTTGTCTGGATCAACTACAGCAGCACTGCCACGAAATGGAATGATCTGTATCTTGTTGTCCACACCACGTGCTTCATTGATCACACGTGCATCACCTTTCACACCTGCCCCCAGTCCGTCTTCATCGTATGCAAAACGTGTAACTCCATACTCATCACATAATTCAAACGATTTTTGCACTGACTTGAATATGTCTGAACCTTTGCCGGTCCACTCATCCACATCCTGTATCAGTATTCCTTTTTGTGTGCATAGTGAGCACTTGTCACCTTGATCCCCAACGTCCATGGCACTGAACAGATCACCAGTGATTTTTATGCCTAGTCTTGTGTGGGCATCAATTGCTGCCATCACCCATGCACTGGGGATAATGACATTCTCGACACTGGCCATGTAGTCAATGTCATATTCTTGTGCAATTACGATAGGATCATACTTGTCTTGCAGCTTCTCATACCACTGTTGATCTTTACGTGGATCATCTTTCCAGTGAAATGTGAACACTGATATTTTTCCACTGAAGCGTTTAACAGCAAATGGATTAGCCCTGCCATTGACTGATGACAAATCAATTCTGCAATCCGTAGTGGATGCCAGTGACATGTCCACTGACTCAGGTTGTTCCAAGTGTGCAGACTCATCCACAAAGTAAACTGCACATCTGTCACCACGTCCAATACTGTTGCCTGCCTCACCAGTCATTGCACTGCCAGTGTCTGGAAACAACATACGCATGAATGGATCAGTCTTGCCACGTACCCAACCTGCTCTGAATTCTACTGGTAGATGATCTACAAATTCACGTGCTTTCCAGAACAGTGATTTTGGATCACCTAGCTTGTCTACATAGTCTTCCTTGCGGCTACCATATCCAACCTTGAAGCCTTGCAGGAAGATGCATAGTGTGCACCCAAGACTAACAGTAAGCCACGATACACCTTCATCACGTGACTTCTCAATCAGTCCGTCTTCTGAATTGTGCATCTTGGCCAGTATCCACTCCAGACATTCCACTTGTTTCGGGAATGGTATGAACGGAAACTTGGTCTGCATGCGCTTGCCATTCTTGTTACGCTTCATGGCAAACCGTGGATCAAACGTGATTCCCCAGTCGATGATGAACTGTATGGGATTCTCTGCGTAGAACAGTTTAAGATTGCTCAGTACTTCACCAGTCTTGTCTGTGCGTATCTTGTTTAACAGGAATGCTCTGTGTTCATACACCTCAGTGTAATCAGGATTCTTCCAGTCAATTTCAAACGTCTGGACACTCACCGCGCATCCATCAACTGTTTGTAAAAGTCACTGAGTGCTTCACCAGTGAGTTGTCCGTGTGCAACTGATACTGGAATTGGTACACCATTAGGACCACTCAACTCACTACGTACAGTCTCTCTGTATGTGTTCGGGAAACGTGCCGACATGATCTTGCCCCACAGTCCTGCATTGAATGCACTGGCTGGTAAATCTAGTGCTCTCTTGGCCTTTCTTTCGTGCCATGCTTGGCTGTGTGTTGTTGCTTTCTTCAAGGCTTCGGAAAACTCACTGTGTACTTTAGCCCATTCATACAGTGTATCAACACAGACGTTTAACTCACTGGCAATTTCTTCCTTACTGTATCCTTCTCTTCCCCACATCACTACTTGCTCACACAAATCCTGTGAGTACTTGGTTGGTCTGCCACCTGCATGTCTGTCTGAGTAGTTTGTCTCTACTTGTGTGTTTTCACCATACACTGGTTCCAGATCATTCTTGATGTCACTCTGTGGATTTGGTGTCACAGTTTTATGTGCATTTCTTCCAGTATGAATACTGCTGTTATCCCCAGTGCGAACATTATTACGAGTGTGATTATCAGCAGTCCTAGCAGACACTGACTTAACACCAGACATATTCTTACCAGATGTCTGATGATTATCATTTTTTGTTGCCACCCTGCTTTTCAGTTGTTTGCGTTCCATTATGGATACTCCAGACGATTGTAGTGGACCATGCCACTATTCTATGCTGTGTTGCTTATGATAAATTATATCGTATGATAAATTATATGGGATGTGAGTTGATGTGACACACCAACAAGAATGAATACACAGATGGCAACTGTTAATGATACGGACAGACTGGTTTTAAATCATTTGCCGTGAAATTTTTGTCTGTCTAACAATTGCCCATCTGTGTATGCACTATGTAATGGTCTGCCGACTATGCTCTCACAAAGGGTTATGGCCTCATGTCGAAGGACCATCTTTTTCGCTAGAGTTTTTTGTGTCCAAGGTAACACGTTACTCCCACGTAAGCATAGCCAGCAGACCGTTACATAGTACAAATACAAAGCCACCAAGAACGTTGCCCGTTTACTTGGTGGCTATTCTGCTTCTACTCAGTAGAGGCGTATTTTAATGGTAAAAACCTAAAAGTCAATCACATATAATGTTTTTGCAGTGTGTTAGGTGTCTGAAGCACATTAAGTGTTTGATTCTTTTTTTGGTATTGGTGACACACCAAGTATGGAAGTCCAGCTTAAATCTGGTGGTTGTGTAGCTGCTTTGGCCTTCTTCTCTTTGTTCTTTTTGTAGCCCAGTTCTCTGGCTGCTTTCCAACATTCCAGACAGTCTGGCAACCTGTCACCAATAGCATGCATGAGTTTACCTACCAATGCTGGATCACGCCCTTTGTAAAATACCTTGCGGCGATAGTGATAGAAGCCCTTGTCGGGGAATGATCCACCACATTTCCTGCATGTGAACAGTTCTTCATCAGTATCCATGATATGCCTGTCTATAAACAATTAAAACTTCTTCCCAATCGTCTGGTAATTTTGGGAGCTTGAAATATTCACCAACTTCCATACCTGCTTCTTCAGTATACACATCACCTATTGTTGCATACAACTCAGGATACTCCTTAACGCTCAGTGATTGGCCGGTAATAAGGAGCATGTTTGCAGGTATGCAATCAAACAGTTTTCTTGGAAACAGGGTGCCTACAGGGTATGGGCAAAATGTTATATTGGTCATGATGTCTTCAACTCCGTCTTGCTGATCATGTTATCGCCTTGTGAATCCTCCACCAGTCGCATGATGTCATCAGCAACATCACGTGCAAAGTCATCACCAGTGACCATGATGTGTGTTTCATGTGTAGTGTCATCACACTCAATCATTATGTGTGCCGTACTCATGATTTGTGCATTGCATTTCTGATTTCACAGTAAACATCTGTGGCACGTGGTGAGTTGTGTGGGTACACCAGAACCACCTTCTTAACACCTTTATCATGCTCTACATAGACGTTGTGAGGTGTGGCAATTTCCACACTGATTGTCTTTGGCTTTGGTTTATTCCATGTCAGAATCTCTGTGTTTAACCAACACTGTGTTCCATCATCACAGTGTCCCTGTAACATTGTCTCATTAACATGTATAGCACCAACCCCAAATCCTTCACCTGTTCTGATCACATACAGCCTGTCCCATCTGAACACTGGTTTGTTCTCAATGATGCAAACAGCAAATGTGATTTCACCTCTCACCATTGGATCACAGGCTAACAGTCCGGGCACACCAAACCAGTAGGTGTTTGGATCAAAGTCTTTGCCATTGAAACGAACACAGTGATATGGCATTACTGTTGTTCCCTCACACATGTCTACAACACGTGCGTACTCTCTGAATATGTCTGATTTTTTCATGCTATAAACTCCTTATCTCCGATTGTGTAGGTACAGGGTACAAAGACCATTGGCCTACGTTTAGACAACTCCCATTCCAGCATCTCACCCTTCATTGGTCCAAACTTGTATAACTCAATTGGCTTTGCATTGTCTTCAAAGTACTTCTTAACATATGCCTCAGTGGAAGGTATGAATGTGATCCACTGAATAGAGATATTTCCATTACTGTCTATGCCAGCATTCAGTGGTGCCCTGAATGTTGGGTACACACGTTTTTCATTCACACGTTTTATTGGTGTCTTTCGCACCTTCCTTTGTTGCATTGTTGGTCGTCTGAATGATACCTTGCGTGTGCGAATTCTCATTACAACTCCTATGAACTTAACACAGTGTCTGCTGGCAACCACTCCCCACAACTGTCTTCTTCACCCAATGGTGGTTGTGGGAATGCAGACACTGGTAACACCTCTTTAGTTGCTGTGTTGTATGAAACTATAAATACGTGTGGTGCATGTGCACGACACACATTATGTTTCTTACCATAGTGTCTGCAATTACCACAAATCTGTTTCATCTTGGGCACTCATTGCACTGGCGCTTGTCGGCATCCTTGTCGTCAGGATAGCATGCACAGTTGCTTTCTGGTTGTTCGGCCATGCGGTGGATTATTTCCAAGGCCCACCTCACATGCGTAATTCCACAATTCACTTCTTTGTATACTTCTTTCAGCACTTCCCTGCGCCACTGTGCTTTCTGCTCTGCAAGCCAGTTTGAGCTATTGGTGGAGGCGAGGATAGACGCAGCTCTTTCAGCACATGCACTACAGACATTGCACTTGCAACTATTATCTTTAGAAAACCATCCCCGCAACCGTGCATTCTCAGCCTGAAGCTGCTCTACCTGCTCAACATAGAATGCACAATCTTCGGCAGTAACAGGTTCTAGCAACTCGTGGCTTTTATACCCCTGCGAGAACTGTGGCACTCGTTCCTCTGAGAATTTCATTACCACTTGCTGCTGAAGCTGCTCAATAAGCTCCTTGTCGGCAGGATAGAACTTCTCCTTAACGATGGTTACTTTACCGGCAGTAGCGGCTGCGAGTTCGGACTGTAGCTGCCGAATGCGCTTATCCAAGTCGTTGTAGCCAACCTGAAGATTCTTGGCGTTGGCGATCCAGCAGTCCCGTTCCTCGGTCATTGCCTTCAGTTGCTTTTGAAGCTGCTCGACTTGGGATTGGAGCTTATCTACTTTCTTAAATGGTTTAACTTTCCACTTAGAATAATTCTGGTCGCCCGTTGCTATATGCTCCAAGTTACCATTTCTTGAGGTTTTGAATTTACCTTTGGGTAAGAATGTCTGGTCAAACTGACCGTGCCACTTACCATATTCAGTTGGTGTGCCGTCCGAATACGTAGTTGGCCCACATGCGCTGCACAGTTTCATAGCTTTCTTTTCCTCGATACCTGTCCAGTCGAAGAGCTCTGCAAATACTTCAGGATAGCTCTGTGCGGCTAAAGCAGTATTTTCAACACACCCGCAGTTGTCACACTGGAATAAACTCATGGCTGCTCCTTGATAACTGGTGCGGCGTAGAGTGGCTCTGGTATTATTCCAAACATCATGACTTTTATGGCGCAATCCCATCCATAGCGCATAGCTTCATATCTGTCGGTGATACATCTATCCTCCAACCCGCACCCCATTCCTTGTTCGTGATACTCAGGACACTCAATCTCGACTGGCTCCTGCTCCTGACTAGCCTTGATGATGGCTTCGAGTTCCATAACTCTTTTGCGCGAGTGCTCCAGTTCATCCCCACACTTGCACAATCCAATGAGTCTATTTGCAGCAAGTTCATTCAGGCGATGAATTTCAACGGCCTGCTGGTCGATGGTGGCTTGCTGCTGTAACGATGCAATAATGCTATCCACCAACTCCGCGTGTAAATTACCAAGAGCAATATGTTGAGCATCTATCGTATCTTTCCATCCGGCAACACGTATGCGCTCTTCCAGTTTGGCAATAACCTGCAAATCAGACTGGCGCACTGATAACAAGTTTTCATGTTGTTGCTTCCACTCATTGCGATCAGCAATTAAATCCTTAATCTTTTGTGGTTGTGCATCTTCCCTACCTTTTCTGTGACCATAGGCTAATGCAGTACGTTCATTATCTGTCAGTGTTTGAACACCAAGTAGTTTCTCAAGCTCTGTATAATACTTGCTCATTTCTTATCTCCTTCCAGCTTGGCAATTTCGTCCAAGTATTCGTTCCGTGTGGCAGTATCTTCCGCGATTATCTGATTGTAAGTGCTTCGTACTTGATTCAGATTTGCTTCCAGTTGCTTGTTACGCCGCTCCACTACTTCTACCAAGTCCAGCAGTTCCGCTATGCGCTTGTTGGCGGCGGAGAGTTGCTCGATGATATTCGGTTTCCCTTCAATTCTGTCTTGAATCATCTTCCAGACAATTTCATATTCAGGCCAATCATCCTCCACAACAACGCAGGAACCCTTCCAGTTCGGGTCGCTGAGTTTAGTTACTTGATACCTTTTTTCTCGTTTGAATTCACTCATCTCATCTCTCCTTTTGGTTAGGTGTGGTTATGGCTGTTCAAAGCATACCGTTTGGGTGGTACATTCTTTTTGCGGATATATAAGCTTGGTGAGCTTCTTCAGGGGTTGAGAAAATACCTAAATGTATATTCTTTCTGTCTATCTTTATTGCTGACTGATATTTTCCTTGATGATAGGAAACGCCAAGCAATCCAGTTTTGTTATCGCAACGCGCTTTGATTAAGTTTTGCTGATTTCCAGATTTTGTAACATCGCGTAAATTATCTATCCAGTTGTGATTGCGAATTGTGTCCTTATGGTCAATCTCATTTTTTGGCCAAACTCCATAAACAAACAGCCATGCTATACGGTGGGCTTTGTACTGCTTTCCACTAACCTTTATGCAGATATAACCATCTTTATTGGTATTACTGATAACAGTTCCAGCGCGTACATTGCCGCGTGATACCAGCCAAGTAAATATCCCACTATCAGGATCGTAATCAAGCAACTCTTTCAAACGTGCCTGTGTCAACTCTCGTTGCTTGTCCATCATTCACTCCTTGGTAATTCTCTTGGCTAACATCTTCTTCCACACACTACAGAGAAACAACACACCACTGCTTTTCTGTACCCATGTCTTACGTCTTCGCAGTGAATCAGCTACTGCCAATGCCTGCTTGAATTCGTGTGTGTGTCTGGTGTTCATGTCAGTAGCTCATTGGTGGTGACAGGACTTCAATTATTACTTTGTTGCAATCCTTCACACAGTCATAACATACGCAACAATTTGTCTGTGTGCTACGCAGTATCTTCTTTGGATGCTTGCCACAGAATGAACATCTGAACTGTGCAGAGTCATTTTTCTGGATAGCCATCACACCCTCTGTTCGCTTAGTCAACATTATCACTCCCAGTCATCCCAGTTATGTTCTTCATCGTGATACTTGTCACTCATTACTTTTTCCTTGCTTTTAGAATAAACATCTGTCTTGGTTGGTCTATCTCCATCGTCATTAGGTAGCCACCAGTATCATCAACATGCTGCACTGGCAGTTCCACCTTGCCACCTTGCCTTACTACCAGTGCTATCAGCAACTGGTTCAGAAACACTTGTGTGGTTGCACTGCCAAGAAACTCTTTGGCATGTGGTAGCAGTTCTTTCTCAGACATTGCTTTTCTCCCTGTTGGTAATCTCACGATTCAAATACCACACAGCCTTTTTTAAATCTTCCAAAGCTGCACCTTTCTTCCCTGATCTGGCAATGTACTTCACTGTGTTGCCAAGATTAAAACCAAGCTCCCATGCTTCTATTACTTTGATGGCCTCATAGGGGTTATCTTCGCCACCATAATGATCAGGATGGTTTACTTGTTCAGCCATGAGATTCCCCTTTCACAAACAACTCATACGTTCTTGGAAAGTTTTCTTCGATCAGTTCTGCAACTGCATTGGCATACTGTCTAATCTCCCACTGTGCTCCGGGTGCCTGCCTGAGTGTCAGGAATGCCAGCCAGTTGCGTAGGTTTGCACTGGCCCTCATACGTGAGTATCTGGCCACTGGTACAGGCAGACGTGCAAGCTCTTTTGGCACCCCCATATGAAGTCCAAGGTCATATGATAGTTGTGCCTGTACATAAGACTGCTGTAGAGATTTTTGGAAGGTTCTGGCATCAACCTCTGTCAGTACTTCACCTGTACCTTGTGCTTGTTTGTTGGTGCCTGATGTAATCATCAGACGTTCAACTGTTGGGATGTAGTTCTCATCAGGTAGTGGTGTGTAACGTGCAGACATTTCATTGTAGCTCTGTGTACGATGTCTATGCCATTCACGAAACACGAAGATAGGTGCCTTCACTTCAATGATCATGCCTGCCATTTCAAATGGTGTCATGTGTTTGTTGTTGTACAGATATGCCAGCAGCTTTTCATCACCATTTTCATATTTTTTATTAGGACTGTTACATACTGTACACACAGGACAATCAAGTTTGTCCCAAACTGCACCACAATTAAGACACTTTTCCTGTCCCCAACCTATGAACCCTTTGTTGGTAGACATACGTGCTGCTTCAATAATACTTTTATCACCTCCCCATGTCTCAACCAATGAGACATACCCACCATCTAGTACTTTTACAACTCCTATTTCAGACATGACTCTTCTCCTTTACTGGTTTTCTTTCCTGTGTTTCTTTTCCTTCAAGCTCACTGAGTGGTGGAACCCTGCGTAACCACCTCACTGGGAAGTAGTCACGGATACCATTAAGTGTGACCAGTGCCAGACGTGTGTAGATGTCTGTGCGGCCGCATGAAGTCATAAAATGTGTACGCAGAGTAGTTGTCTCAACCACTGTGTAAACTCCCAACAAATAGTCTGCATCACCACAACTACACACTTCCACTACTTCCACTGTGTCACCAGTCTTGATAGGCTCCATGACGTGATTTTTACTCTTCAGCCAGCAACCACATAAGTGCAACCTGCTCACCGGCCTGCAATGTCACCTGTGCTTCCTGCAACTGTGTCAATGTAATTGGCTTCACATCCACTGTCACCGAAACATTAGAGAATGCCTCCATCCCTTCATTGTATTTGTCCATGGCATCCACATCTTCTTTCTGGATACCCTTGCGTTTATTTGGTTGCTCAGTACCAAACTCTTCAATCAGACGATTGCTTTCCTTTGTGAAGTTCTTGCCTTCACGCTTCAGTGCCATCTGGAGCTTGCTCAGTAACTTGATGAACCAGTACCGTTCCTTGCCAACAGGAACATATACTTTGCCAAGTGAATCAATTGCTGCTTTTGATTCCATCAGTGCCCCACGTGTTAGTGTAATCATGCTGCTCTACTCCTTCTTTAGTTGAGAAACCTTGTTGATAATATCTGCTGCTTCTTTTGCTGCCTCTTCTTCTCCTTCTTCTTTGTACATCTTCATCATCAGATCAATTGCTGAAATCAACACAAATGGAAATCCTGTCTTGTCCATCTTACCCAAACCAATCAGCAATCTTGCCAACATTAATGGTGTGTCGTTACTGTATGCATCAATAACAGTTGCACAGTCATTATCATTAACTTGTACATACAGAATTGATTCTGGTTTTCCAGACAGATACTGTGTGGTTAGTTCAATACCTCTTTCTGCTTTACGTGTCATGTTATTCACCCTAGTCAATGATGCCTGCAAGTCGTAGACGGTCTTCAACCAACTCCCACGCACTTCCTTCAGTCTTCTTGATGATCTTGGTTATCTTGCCATGGTGAGTGGCTACAGTGGCCTCTACGACCTCACATGCCTTGGCCAATTCATTGATCCTGATCCTCTCACCAAAGAACTTGGCAACTAGTGCTCTACGCATGGCAGGATTGTCAGTGGCACCACGTGTGCCATCTCTACGTTCATTGTCTATCAATCTCTTCACTTCCATGGTGATGTAATTCACTGACTCATGCCAAATCCAGTTAGGCTTGCTCTTGCTGCAACAAGGTGCACCACATGCACAACTTGTTCTGTGGACAGCACTACGGGCCACCAGACAGGCTTCATGGAACTCCCCAGTACCTTTTATCATTGCCAGTATTGCACCGGCCTGCCCCTGTTCACGCTCACTATCTGCACCCGCTACTGGTGAAGACATCTTGTTCATGGCCGATCTTTCTATGTGGCCATCGTTACCATAATTGACTGCCCATCTTACGGCTGCATTTGCACTTTTAAATAATGACATTTTCACCTCCAGTTAAGTCAGTTATACCTGAATTATGGACAATTTATTAACAAAAAAATAGGCACAAGCTGTTAAGCTCATGCCTATTGATTTACCTACTGCGTCTTCCCCTTTTCACTGCATTTTTTGCAGCATTCTGTGCCGACTCATTTGGTACACAGTTGGTGTGTTTATTTTCCAGTTGAATCTTTGGGTATAACTCAGGGTGTTCTTGAAAATGCAATTCACATTTGTCTTGATATTCCCTGAACACTTCCTTGCTGATACGCTTACTGGTGTAAGCCTCTTTGAGTGCATTACACAGGTCGTAGAACCCCGGTTTAGACGCTTGTTTGTATATCGGGATACCACCAGTCACAGACACTGTGTACAGGAAGAAATTAACCTTGTTTGACTCATGCAGTGTAAATGGTCCAATCTTTTCATAGCTGTTGAATTGTTTACCGGCACGTGCTTCCAAGAATGGATGGCGTACTTGTATGCCTACTGGTATTTCATTGAAACTTGTTTTCTTAGACATCGTATTCTCCTTGTAGTTATGATGCTGCTTGCATCTCACTGCACACTCATTGAATGTGCAGTAGGTTGCATTCACAGTTTGAATTTAACCTGAAGACCTGCAAATCCTGTTGCCTTTGCATTGTTGACAGTAACACTTGGGACCATTATTAAATTCACTCCTGCATTACCTACAAGATACTGCACTTCTACACCAGCCATACCAACCACTGGAGCTAATGTGTATCCAGTTGCTAAGTCAGCAATTGGCCCTGCACTGAAATTGCCAAGATGTATTGGTAGATAAGCATATGACACATAAATAGACGGTCTGCTCTCACTGTTGTTATAGAAACCGGCACCGTAAACAGAGTTGCCATTAGTGTGCTCATACCCAAGTCCAAAATTATTCTCATTAAGACCGCTGGTTGCATTTGTATTAGTTGCTGGTTTCGCTTTAACATCATTACGATTCCAGTGGTATGAATGCAATGACACCACTACAAAGTCATCTGCATGTGCTGAAGCTACATACCCAAATACTGCTGACAGTATTACCAGTAAAACGACATGGTAGTTTTTCATTACTCTCTCCTTTGTTGTTATGATGCATTTGCATCTCACAGTCACCTGTTGACAAGTGACTGTAGGTTGCATTTAAGTGCTTACCGTTTCCATTCATGTTGAACAGGGGCTACAATCTGATAAACTACCAGACTGACGTTGCCACCGTCCTCTAAGTGTTTTATCACTGCGCGGCGTGTGGCTGCATCCAGTCTGCGACCTCCCTTCTTCCCACCACCGGACTTAACCAGAAACTTTCCAACTTCACGCTCATATGCTTCAACCACATAGGGCTTTGTAATTGCCGTTTCTTTTGTAATTAACACCAGACGTACTTTAACTGCGTCCTCCAGTCTCTTCAAATCTTTTTCAATGTCCAATAACATCTCATTCTCCTTGTCTGTTATGAGCAGGATTGCCCACACAGTCACCTGTCACATGACTGGTTGTGTAACCCTAAACACGTAATGACCAAGACAATGCCAGCAAGATTGCTATCACCCACTGGCCTTGTGCTATGGCTATTACAAATGCAAACAACAGTAACATCAGTCACCTCCTTTGATTGCTTCAGCCAGTCTGATGATCTCGTCTTCAGTCAGGTTTATTTGAAAGAGTTGATGGAGTGATCTGTCTGTTCTGGCTTGTGGCCATCGTGACTTGATGCTGACACTCACCAACTTACCATCCACCTTTCGATCCACAAACAATTCAAAAAGCGGCCTACTTGCTACCAGTACCATGGGCACCTCCTTTCTCTTTTTGTTTAGTTGTGCCTATTGGTGAGATGGGCAATTGCAAATCACCAACCTTTCCACCAATTGCAGCAACCTCACGGTTCTGCTTGATGATGTCTTCTAATCCTCTCATGTTAAATTCTCCTGTTTGTTATGATGCAATGTTGCATCTGGCAGTCACCTGTTGCCAAGTGACTGTGGGCTGCAAATTACCTTACCCAGTACGTGACACCATTGAACTCAACTGAAGTGTAATCCTGCTTCAGTGCTTCGTAGTCATACGTGATGGTCATCCAGAATGGCAAGTCTTTTGGAAGTGTGTAGCACTCTTCCACCATCTCATCCATGGCTTCATTAAAGTAGCTATCACGAATAAGTGATATTGGATACCAGTCACCTTCCCACTGCTCATCACCACCACGCCTTTTGCATGATTCCAGCAAATCTTGCAGTGATTTAAGTTCAGCATAATTTTCGCTGTCCCAATCATCCAGTTCTTCTTTGGCTGCAAGCAATGCATCATGAACAGCTTCATCAGAATCTTTGTCATCAGACTCGTTGACTTCATTATACTCAGCTTCCAAAGGTTCACGTTCTTCACGCAACTCTTCCACACGTGCAATGACATCACGAATGTCGATGATGTCTGCATTACTATCAATACTTTCTGCCATGATATTTCTCCTTTGTTGTTATGGAACCTTTACTACATTCCCTCATGCCCACTGTTACCAATGAGCATTGAGTAATGCATTATTAATACGCTGCTTCGATTGACTTGCCACAGTTGTCACACACCAAGTCTGTGTCTTCCCAGTTCACTGTTACAGCCATCACTGTCCAACCACTTTGGTAGTTGGTGCGTGTGTCCTTTATTATTTGCTTGGCATTGTCCTTCACACAGTCCTTGCACAGACATCCACCATCAGCAGTGATTGCAAACAGTGGATACCCTCCCGGCCATGCATACGGTTGCCGTATGAATTGTTTCACCTCTGCTGTCTTAGACGTTGCCATGATCTTCTCCTTGTAGTTATGAGGAATGATCCCCTTGTAGCCAACCATTGCTGATTGGCTACGGGTGAATCCCTTACTTGGTTGCAAGATCAAGAACCTTGCCTGCTTCACGTTCCAGCTTCACACGTTCATCTTGGAACTGAACTCCACGTGCATATGCTGTGATGCCAGTTGCTGCATCCCACAGGTTCTCGATTGGCCGATCCTCATCACTGAGGTGTGCCGCCTTGATTGCATTGGCCTGTGACTTAGTGAAACGCTTGGCCAAGAACACATCAACATTGTCAATACGTGATTTCTTCGCATCTTCAATTGCCAGTACAACACTCTGGCTACTGGAGTTGGCATAATTCTCGATGGCAGGAACTACTTCATCCAACCAACGATCAGCAGCCGATGCAGTGTGACGGATACGAACTTCTGCATACTGATCCGCACCCCACACGATACGATTTGCACACACGTAATCGAACAGGAATGTTGCGATACCAAACGTGGTTGAACCTACTTCGCTGTTCCACACGAAGAAGCCACGTGCCAGATCACCAGACTGGCCATTGCGCCGATTAGGAACAGTAATGCGATGTTCTTCATCAGCCAGAAACACAAACATGTCACGATCAGATGCATACAAGGTTGTGTTGTCCTTGGTCACATCCACATGCTTGCCGAACTCACCGGGAACACGGAAGTCACCAGTGATGCCATCACCAAAGCGATCCACCAATGCTTGTGTGATTGTGCTGTTCCAGATACGTCCATACTGTGGACCAGTCACGGCACGAAGTTCAGGGGAACCTTCTTCTGGTTTGTGCAAAAGAACACCAAGGTCTTCACGGTCACGTACATACTGCAAACCGTAGTTGATGTTGTCTGCGGCCAGTGGTGAAGGCAGTGTGCGAAGATAACCTGCTGGTGCACCTGCACGTGCTGAAATCTGGCCGAATGCCCAGTTAGTCACATTGACTGGTGCACCATTGGGACCAACCACTTGCAATGCTTTGTGATCACCTTCAACTGGCACACATTCCAGTGAACGGGATGGAAGAACTTTGCTGCTGGATGTCTGACGGAATTTGTGAACTGCATCATTCAGGTCCCACAGTGAAACGAAACGTTCATCAGCAGGGCGTGTTGCCCATTGACGTGATGCTTTCATGATTGTACTCATTGTATTCTCCTTGGTTTAAGTTACCCTCTGCGGGGGGTGGGAATGCCCCACCTCAATGCCCCGAAGGGCATTAAGCTGTGCACTCATTTATCAGCTTTTACCGGCACCAGTTTGGGGTATGCACATGCAACAAAACTGGATACCAATATCAGTGCCACTAATGCAAACATGATTTTCTCCTTGTAGAACTGCGATTATATATAAACCACACAGAATTGCAACTACTTTACAGCCAGCCCTCCTTGCTGGTAAACCCAAGTCCCATGGAACCCTTCTGTACACCATCCACTGGTTGAAAGAAGGCTTCACCATTTGATGCAGTGCCTTGCTTCACCAGTGCATTACCAAAACATCCTGCACCAGCCTTAACAATCTTGGCACCAACTTGATCACACCAGTGAGCAGACAGACCAGTTAAATGATTGTCACTGTAGTAACCATCATCTTCTTTTGGCACTACCCAGACAGACACCAGACCACAGTACTCAGACACACCCACTTTGCAGTGTTTGTTTTCCAGCAACACATGGTCTTCATTGTCCAACCAACTGTCACATGCACTCAGTGATGGGTAGAGTGAAGAAAGGTAACTCTGAAAATCTTCAACTGCAAAGTCGAAGTCATCAGAATCAAATTCACGGTACTCATTGCTTTCTTCATCAACAAGTACTGGCTCCAGACTGGCATAGGCAACAGCCACTGCACCACTTGCTACCGATACGGACCTAGACATGATCATCTCCTTTGTTATAAGCAGGATTGCTTCCACTGCACACTCAGTGAATGTGCAGCAAGTGCTACCCTATTCAGCAACTGCGTAGCCAGCAAGGTAAGGGCAGTTAGCAGCAGTGAGTTTAGTGAACCCAACACTGCTCACCATGTACAATGAATTGTTGTACAGGATGATGTCACCAACTGAAGTAGAACGATTCTTACCAAAGCTGTCACTGATTACTTCCTTGACCTCCTTGTTTTCACCCCAGTACCTGAAGGTGCTGTTGGTTCTTTCGTAGGCATAATCAAGAAACGATTCGTCAGAATTAAACAATCGCTCATCCCTTTCAACTTGAGCAACCACTTTGTAGTCTTCAGGTTTGTATTCCTTCATAGCCAACTTTGCGGAGAACATGGTGTTTCTATTTTGATTGTGAAGCACGTCTGCTTTTAAGTTCATGATCCATCCTCCTTGTTGTTATTGATGTGAAATACACATCACTGAGCACACTCAATTGAATGTGCTCTAGCTATGTACTACTGAGCCATTACCTTGTACTCGGAAACTTTGTTTAGCTGTTTATTGTGGAATTCAGCAAGTCTGGATGCCTCACTGAAGCTCTTACGTTGTACAACAGCACTCTTACTCTTGCTGTCTACCACCTTGAACATTGATGCTCTCATGATTCCCTCCACTCACACTTTCGGTTTGCCTTCTGGAAAACATTTCTCACAGAAGAAGTAGTCTTTAGCTCCAACCACTTCTTCATCCTTGACTACTCGCAATGAAAAACGTGCACGACCAGATGAACATTTAACTACTGCTGCATTTGTCCATCCTTTATGGTACGTGCCAGTCTTCACATTTCTCACAACCACTTCATTGGGAAACACTTCAGCCCATGCACTCTTTACATCTTCAATGAATTTTTCGTTGCTCATGACGTTCTCCTTGTGTTGTTGAAATACCTGTATGCACCCTTCAGACTCGCACCGAAGTTGGGCTATCATCCACGCTCTGATTTGCTGGTGCATACAGTTACCACCTCTTGCGAAGTGGCAACAACGAAGACTTATACAAATGGAATTTTTCAAGGATATGGTGCAAGTCTTTATCACCATGTTGGGAAGTGGAAGTCTGATCAATTAACTCTGTTGAGCCGCTTCGGGGGAACCCCTACTGATCAGGCCACTTGCCTCATGTCAACTTCCCAGTATCTTAGAACTCGTCCCCGTAGGGAGCCACTGTCTGTTGTTCGATCTAGTTCAGGAAGAAACATCACTTACTTACTACAACTTACAGACACATTATATATAATCCAAAACAAATTGCAACTCTTTTCGTACTATTTTTTCACTATATTTGTGTGTCTTTTTCACACGATTTTGCTTGACAAAGACAAGAAAAAACCACCACATTTCTGTGGTGGTTTCCTGTGTGACCATTGAAGGTCTGGCCGTTGCCGTATCAGATATACAAAGTTGTGTGTGAACTGCAACTTCGCTTTTCCAACATGGCCACACTGGGCTGGCGACTGGCAGATGTAAACGTTGCCATGGCGGTCACGCCGATCACTTGAGTTTTATCGCTGATCAATTTTGCAGTGGCTTCATCCGTACTTCGCTGTGCCATTGCTGCCACAGTAGAAGTTTGGGGAATGGCAACCAGTGCTTGCATACTAGTGTTAGGTGTAGTAGCCATGGCGACTTGTTTCACTGCCACAGTGCTGGCTTCAGCAAAGGGAGCAGCAAACAAACCCAGCGCAACCACACATACCATCAGCAACTGCATCAGTGATGTGCTTCGTAAACTTCGGAACATCATTTTCTCCTTAGTAATTAACTGGCAGGTTTCAGTGCGCCAGCTTCACTTACGTTTAATTAAACTCCCATTCACATAGGAAGTTAAATTATACATAGACAGTTTAAAAATGCAATCAGATTTCCATACGTCTGTAGCACTCGCGCATGGCACCAGTATCATCCTTGCAGTATCCCAGTATCTTGGCATACTCACGCTTGGCCCACATGTAAGCCACGTCTGAGCCATCCATGTCATTCTTGTCTTTTGGACTCTCAACACCCAGTGCCAGACAGAGCTTATGCAGTGAGATACGCCGGTCTTGTGCGGGATTCCACATGGCCATGGTGTCACGTACATGTTCACTGTACTTGCTTGCATTGAATGGCAGACATGATGGTGGTATCACACCATTGATGACTGCACGTTGCCATATGAAACGAAGATCAAAATCACTCACGTTGTGACCAACAACTGTCAGACGTGTTGGTGTGAATTTACCATCTGCATTTTTCCTGCATGCAGAAAAAAATGTATCCAGCACGGTTTTCTCACTACGATCAATAACCCCCTGTATTGGACCATCATCAAATGCCCAAGTTATGCAACACACCCTACCGTATGTGCCATCAAGTGCTGTTTTTGAAATAGCTGCTTCAATCAGCTTTGGCTTCTCTTCGGCCTCCCACTTTGCAATGGTTTCTGCCTTAGACATATTGCCGGGAGGTGTGATGGTTTCAGCTATCAACTTCTTCACACGATCATCTGCACTTGGCAAAGATTCAATGTCCATAAACAACTCACCTTTTTGTAGTGCTGACATGCTCATCTCCTTTGGTATTTGTTTTTTGGAAGCAGTGCATCTTTATACAGAGTTGAATTCCAGAAATCTTTCATTTGCTGTCCACCATCAGTTGGGGCAGTGAGTAATGCAGCAAGTCTTTTGAACTCGTCTGTCTTCAGGCCAGCATAGATAGTTGCTACTGCATCTGCCAAGTGTTCATTTGCACCCACCAGTTTCTTGTTGTGACGTAACCACTGTGCATCTGGATGCATGCTCACTGCCCACTCTATCATCTCAGCCTTGCTTGCAGTCTTCTTGCCCACTGTGGCCATCTTCACCTCAAGCTGTGACACTTGAATCACAGGCACTGGACATGATGCCAACACACCCACTGATATTCCCAATCCCCAACTTGATCTTGCCTGTTGTGATCCACTGGGTACTTCAGCAAATGCAATACCAACTCTACCAAGACAGAAAGTTTTCAACGGTTCAAGTAACTCTCTTGCTCTGCGAAGATCATCACTGCTTTTACGCACTAACTTCTTGTTGAGTCCTTCAGTGGTTATCAATCGTAGATCAGTGACATTCACACGTGTGTAGTCAAGGTTTCTTATGCCATCAGGATGTATCTCTGCCCTTGCCATACCAAAGTTTGCAAAGGCTACATCCAGACCGGCTACGTGAATTGGTTTCACAGCCTGCATCCTCTCTCAGTAACCCTGTTCCATATTTTGTCCAACAGGTCATCCTGCTTCTCAGACAGAAAACCACCTCTGTCCATATAATGTGAAAAATCATCTATAGCTCTTGCATCATAGTCAGACAGATGTTCACTACGATTTTCACAGTCGGTAATCATCTCCAGTTGCTGCTCCCTAGTATTCATTATTTTCTCCTTCACAGTACTCATCCCTAACAACCCACTCCATAACACATCTGCAATTTATATTTCTTGGTGGCCATCTTGGATCAACACCAAATAAAAAATAATAGACAGTGCACTGAGCATTTGTTTTTGGAAATATTGCCCAGTGTGCTGTCATGTCAGTACTTCCTTGATTTTGGTAGGGTTGCTGCTCAAATGGGTTCATGGCAATCTCCTTCTTCCCAGTACACAGCATCTTCTGGTAAGCCAAGTAAGTAGTGATCTTTTCTTCCTAGAAGAAAATACTTGATTGTATTCTCTGCTGTTGTTGCTGGAAAAACTATCCACGCTCTAACTCCGATTGTTTCATTAATATTACTTAGCTTTGGAAAAATAACTACCATTGTAGTTTTTTGCATTGCCTTCTTGATATACGTTTTAAACAACCGTGCCAGTACATCCTTTTCATTACTACTCATCTCAGTACTTCTTTGACTTGGGGAGAAAAGTTGTCTCAATAGCAGACCACTCTTCTTCCACTATCTTGTCTAACTGATCCCTAAACGCTATAGCTTCAAGACCTCCATTATTTCTTAAATTTCCAATCCGAATTTTATACCCGGCTTTACTGATACCAAGTTCTTTCAGACGATGCTCTCTACCCACACTGATAAGCCACTCAACATTGGCTGTCATATCGTCTATTCCAAAACCAAACAACAGGGGGAAGTCGCACTCACGGAATGGCAGGCCAATCTTGTTCTTCTTGCACTTGGCACGTACCTGTATGCCGGTCACACGATCAATCTTGTCTATGGTTCTCTTCAGCTTCTGAACCTCAGACAACCAGATGACTTGACTGGCATAAAAATCCATTGACTTTCCACCAGTACGCATCTTTGTCTCACCAAATGTCACACCAATCTTATCGCGTATCTGTGAGATGATTATCAGGCACACGTTTGACTCTTCCAGTTCCTGCACCTTGCGTCTGAACAACTGGCCCAGCAACTTCTGCTTGGCTAAGTTATATGAACCTTCACCAATGTCACGCCCTTTCTCACCACGATCAGACAGTGCATCCAGTGAGTCCAGTATGTACAGGATAGGCTTCGCTGGTGTTGACTCCTTGCAGACCTTCTCAATGCTCTCAAAGAAATCCTCTATGGTGAGAATATCCTTTTCAAACCTCACTGAGTTCACTGGCATGCCCAGTGCTTCAGCATACTTCGTATCGAAAGCAGCTTCAGCCTCTGCATACCTGATCTGACCTTTTGGGAAGCTGCGAATGAAATTGGAACAGGCTTCAATGGCCAACAGAGTTTTTCCTGTGGATTTATCTCCCACTATGTTGGCCATCCTACCCAGTACATAACCACCGCCAAACACATTGTCCAGTATTCGGCAACCAGTGCTGAAGAACTTCAGTCCTTTGTGCTCTGCACTGGATGCAAAGTAGTTAGGTTCTGCTTTCTTCAACACAGCCCTCCGCACTGTAGTGGTTGTAATGCTTAGATCACCAACTGCAACCTTCTTGGTTACAGACACAGTTGATGTCTTAGCACGTGGCTTACGCTTCACTGGCTTCTTCTTTGCTGCCTTGCGTTTTGCTACTGCCATGGTTTACTCCCGATCACGCCTCATGTTACGAAGTTTTTCACGTGGATTATCATCATCACTCTTGGCTGACTCACGGCCAGACCTACGTGTGGATTTTTCCAGCTTCAAATCCTCACACACCCAGTCTGCAAGTTCCAGATCACTGGTAGAGTCTTTTGGATCAATGTCCAACTTCTCATCATCAATGATGGCACACAGTTCTTCGTACACCATCTCATGAACAGACTCATAGGTAAGATCAGAGTCAGACTTGTCACCACGTGTGCTGCGAGATTCCACACCACGCAGACCGTCTTCCTGATCCCTATCCACACCGTCATCATCTTTCTTTGATGTCTTGCCACCAAACACATTGGCAATGTGCTCATAGCTGTAGTAGTCCAGTTGGTCCGGTATTGGATTGTCAATGGCAAACTGTAGCCAGTCATCACTGCCAAGATCAGATTCACGTCTGGCAACCTGCAAACCAAGATACTTGGTAGTCAGCCCTTTGCCGGTTCTCTTGAACTCCACGTCATACCCATTCTCTGGATCATCAATGGCCAGTACCTCACCACTACGTGGTTCAACAATCAGTGTGTTCAGATCACGGTCCACTGTCCATGGTGCTGCCCAAATCTGTACGCCTTCTTTCTCTGCGTCACGATCAATCAGGTAGTAGACAACACGTTTGTTTGCCTTCAGTTCCTTGGCATAGTCATCATCGTTGTCCTTGACTGCACGTGCACGTTCTTCACACACTGGGCAGGGATCACCATTCATTTCCTTTGGACACAGGTAGGTCTGTTTGTCTGGACCCACCCCATAGTGCACAAAAATGTCATAGCCAAAGTGTACTGGCTCTGGCCATGTGGGTGGAACAATGCGAATCAGGTTGCTGTCATCATTCACCTTAAATATCTTGGAACCTTGTTTGAAGATGGAATCAAACTCGTTGCCACCACGTTGCTCTGCACGTTTCTTTACAGACTCAGCAGTTGGTTTGTGGTATTCAAAACCTTTGTGTGAGCCACGTGTGCTTCCACGTGTGCTTTCCCGGTCACGTCCACCACGTGCTGGTGCACGTCCTTCATCACGTGAGCTTCCACGTCCTTCATCACGTGATCCTCTTTCACTGCCACGTGAGCTTCTTCCACTGTCACGTGTACTACGATTATTTCTTTCCATTTTGATTATTCCTCTCAAAGTCTGCTCTGGTTTTAAAATAAGCTGCAAACACTAACCTTGCAACTGTGTACAACACTACAAAAACAACTGGTATTAACAACACCACCACCCCCAAGCTAGTTGTCATTTACTGATCTCCTTTGCCTTCTAACAGGCTGTCTTGACTGTCTGCTTTCTGCAATCACTTTGCGATTATTTTCATAAGTGGTATCCACTTCGTAGTAATTGGCAACAGCCAGATCAGCCAAAGACTTTAAAGCGAAGCCACGTTGCTTCCATGCTTCAGAAAGTCCAAGCCATTCTTCATGAACTCTGCGATATGCTGAAGCAGAAGCCTGAAGCTCACCACGTCTATGATCTTCCTGTATGGCACATTTGATTTCTTCAACAGTCATCTTTCTACTTTGATCAGAAGATTCCCTGCGAAGTGTTATGTACAACTCAGCTTCATATTTCTCCAGACGATCATCAACTTCACGAAGTTCAAAACTTGAACGTGCAACATTTTGGGAAATGTTGAATGCAGTCTGTGCTTGCTTCTCTAATTCATCATCCAATCCATGCTTGTTGATGGGTAACATTGGAATCACTTGGTTCATTGTCAGTAACATATTTACTCTCCAGTTAATGTAGTTATACCGACTATGCCGGGAAAATATCGTCCCCAAGTGCTAAAATAATACCAGCCCATTTATCACTTGCCACCAATGGCTTTGAGAAGCTAGACAACAGATTAAGTAATCGTGGAACATCTCTATCTCCTTTTGCATTAAGCAGACAGGCATTGAGATAATTCACTATCACAATCCTCACACTCTCTGAATTCTGATCAGACATTGCCTTGATGGTTGTCTGTACCTTCTTCCAATCCAGATCACCAGCCACCAGTGCTCTGGCAAGGTCTATAATTTCCTTGCTCTCCATGGGAGCTTCCAGCAATGCAGCAGCTTCGTTCTCATCCTGACACTCTGCTACATTGGCCAGCATAGTGAGTGCCTGTCTAGGACTACCCTGACATGACTTGGCTACCAGCTTCAGAACGTTTTCACTGGTTCCCAGTTTTTCTGTATCGGCAACATATTCCAGTAGGTCCATCAAATCATCATAACGTAGTGGTTTCAAATTGAATGCTTGGCAACGTGTCACCATGGTGTCTGGAACCTTGCCATCTTCAGTTGTGCAGAAGACGAAGAACACATGCTGTGGTGGCTGCTCTGTGGCCTTCAGTAACGATCCCCATGCCGACTTGGAAAGCATGTGGCAATTGTGAACTACCAAACCTTCTACTGAAAACGATGGGTGATTTTCTATTTCTAAGTCGTAGCAATCAATAACTTCAACCTCACCTTGTTTATATGAAACAACACTGTTTCCAAGGATTGCTCTACGTCCTCGTTCAATATATGCAACACTTGCCATCCCAGTGTTTTTAGTTTTGCAGCTTTCTTTTGATCCCTTAACTTCCCAAGCTTTGATCTGTGTGTCTTGCCATCCACTTCTATTGCTAATTTCAGTGCCGGAAAAGCTAAGTCTACTTTGTAATGATGTGGAAAACCTTCTTTCCAAGAACTGCCAGTGTTGATTACAAACTCTACAGCACACTTCAAACGCTTTTGCAAAACTTCCTGTGCTTTTGTCATGCCTGTCCCATTGCCCCCGCGTTTCCCTACCCAAACGTGTAGTGTCCCATTCTGTTCCTTGGTATTCATCATTTTTTTGATATGCTTCTTTTGAAACATTGGATTGTTTTCCAACATTCTTTGTGAAGACTTCAAGGCCATAGCTTCTACCATTTTTGGCTTCTCTATTTTTAATCTGGCATGTGCTTCTTTTATTGCCAACTTCCATTCTAGGGGTCGTGGGTAGGATCGCTTTCTTGCTGCAACTAAATTTCCACAAGTTCTTGAGCAAGTTGAATGTGTACTCTGATATAGCTTTCCACATTCCGGGCACTTCTTCTGCAAGTGAATTTTCTTGCACTTGTTGCAGTAACGTGCTCCTGCACCTTTGCTCGTAAACTTTGTCCCACATTTCCAGCATTTGTGGTTGTATGTTGGAACTTGTTGTGTATATTGATTTGCCATGAGTTAAGTCCTTCGCAAAAACCCATCCAGTACTTGTTAAGAATGGGTGTTCTTCTGAGCACAAAATATGTACCCCGTTTGCTAAGTTTACTTTGATAACACGTGTCAGTGCAACTTGTTTCTTCAACACACCTTTTATTCTGTTTGTGCCTTGTGCACCAATAACTGTGTCACCTATCTTTAAATTCTGTATTGGCACTAGACCTAATGGTGTATTTACTCTAGTATTTTCTGCAAAACACTCATCCACTATGATCATCTTGTTTGGAGTGTCACCAAGTCCCTTGTAGATGGTGGTCTCTAACAAATCGCGCATATCATCCACACCTGTCTTTACTGCTGCATCAACTTCAGTGATGTCACAGTTGAACTTGCTGGCAAGAATACGTGCCAATGTTGTCTTGCCAATACCGGATGGACCAGTGAATAGATAACAGTGTGGCACAGTGGGTTTCTTCAGCATGTCCATCAATGAATTGATCACCAGATCATGCCCTATCACATCTACAAAAGTTTTTGGTCTGTACTTGATATGCAGTGGCTGATCTGGCACATCAGAAGTTTTTGGTGTGTTCGTTTTATTTTCTTTCTGTGAAGAAGTCCTACCAGTAGTTGTTGCTTCACGATTGACAAGTTGTTTGCGCGGCATTTTCTTCTCCTTAGATTGATTCTCTTTAAAACGTTGTTCATATAATTGCATGCCAGTTACCTGTTCACACCCTTCACCAAGACACTGCTGCAATGCACGTCTGTTGAACACTTCAAACAGACATGAACTTTCTGGATGCCAGAGCAAATGTCTGACTTCATAATAGCGTGAAGGAACATTGTACTCAGGCATAGACAGTTCCCCATCTACTAACTTTACCCTTCATACCTTCTTTAATTCTTCTCTGCATTTTTAACCGTAACGTCTTTTTAGCCCATTGAGCTTTTGCTTTAACAGAGCATATTCTTTTTGATTCTTCAGAATGTTTACATCCTATATTTTTACCAACATGTGATACTTTCATCTTTTCAATACTCTTTACTGTGTGGTGACTTCCTTTTCTGTAAGTATTTCCATAGTGTCTACAA